GTCTGAGAAGTTGACGTAGAAGCCGTTAGTGCCGTATGTTCCGCTGTACTGGATCGGTGACCATACGCCTGTGGTTGTGCTTGTAGCGCCAAACGATGCTGGGGTTAGGGCTTGACCGTCAATGTTATAAAACTCAGTCATATAGCCATCTAAAGTAGCATTTGTAGTTCTTGCGTATGAGCCAATTCTTTGCAGAGATGTGCCATTCCATCCAGTATCATTATTTTGAGTTTGAGTTTGTGATGTTGTAAAAGAAGTTATTTGAACTCCATTTACATAAATTTTTAATCTGTTTGAAGCAGTTGCTTGTGTGGTGTCACACGCAAAAACAATGTGATACCACGCTGAAACATCACGAAATACTTGTGTTGTTACAAAACTCATATATCCAGCACTAGCACCAGAATCATAAATTGCAATTTGGTCGCTTGAATTAAAATACGCTTGTGATTCGTCACTGCCATTTCCACCATAATAAGGTGAATATAAATCTTGCTGAGTACCTAATGATGAACGCTTAACCCATAGACTTTGAGTCCAAGTTTTTTGATTTCCCGCAGTTGGTGGAGTGCGTTCTAAGTAAGCCTGATCAGCCCTGTTAAAACGTAATGAACGTGAAATCTGATACGAAGTGTTGTAAGGCGCTGGCGTTGTTGGAGCCAATGTGCCGTTTGATGTAAAGATGTGGATGATGTAGCCGTTGTTGTAGTTCACTGTACCGCCAGTGAAGAACACCACGTTGCCGGGGTATCTGACTACTACGATGCCTGAACCGCCAGAAAGACCCACATTGTATGGGGATTGATAGCCAGCACCTCCTCCACCACCGCCAGAATTTACTGACCCTGCTGATCCAGCAATATCGCCCCTTGCTCCTGTACCGCCTCCTCCTACGCCTCCAGCGCCGACTGTATAGACTGTTCCATTATTTCTTATACCGCCGCCGCCGCCGCCAGCATAGGCAGTAACTGTTCCTGTTATGGCGCTTGCAATACCAGCACCACCATTGCCAGATGCACCAGAAGTGCCAGAGCCAGTTCCAGCAAGGCCAACAGTACCAGCACCACCGCCGCCGCCAGCCGCAACATTATTACCTGAATTAAATTCTAGTCCTGTACCACCAGCGTTTCCTTGTCCAGATACACCTGAACCAATGGTAGAAGAAAAACCACCACCGCCGTTTCCACCACTACCAACAACTAACGTAGCACCGTTGTATTGAAAGCCAAATCCACCACCAGCAGAAGAAATTGAACCAAAAACAGAAGCATCACCGTTTGTTCCAATGGTATTTCCACTGCCGCCATTACCGCCACCGCCAATAGTAACTGTATAAGAAGCACCTGTGGCAACAGTTACGATGCCTGTTAACAAGCCACCAGCACCACCACCCCCGCCAGCTAAATTACTTCCCGATCCACCGCCACCTCCGCCAGCGACAACAAGATACTCAACCCATCTAGGGGCGATGTAACCCGACCACGCGCCTTGGCTGATGGCTTGGTTAACTTGCTTTAGATTGAATAGACCTGATGCCATATGACCTCAAAAAGTTATTGTGCCGTTAGCAACGAATTTATACACCCGATACTGACCAGCAATGTATGTTTCTGGTGATCCAGTTGTTGATGCCGCTGGCAGTAAGTATGAAGGATAACGGATGATGACTATGCCAGAACCGCCTCCACCGCCAGAGTATCCAGAACCGTTAGCGCCAGAACCGCCTCCACCGCCTCCGCCAGTATTGGCAAAACCTGAAAAGCCACTACTTGAATCTGATGTGCCTGTACCAGCATTACCACCGCCAGCAACCCCTAAACCCGGACTAAAAGTGGTATATGTGTAACCACCGCCACCGCCACCAGCGTATTGAATTTGTGCGCCAGAAATAGAAGATGTAATTCCAGTACCGCCGCCGCCACTAGCAGTAAGTGCGGCATTTACACCCGCAGAACCAGCGCCACCACCACCAGCACCATGATAGTTGCCAGAAGCCTGACCATTACCGCCAGCGTTTCCTTGGCCTGATGTGCCTGCGCCGCCAGCATTTCCGGAAGCTGGGCCACCTGCACCTCCCCCGCCAGAGCCGCCAGCCGCCCCAATATTTGTGCTGTCATTATTATTACTACCGCCGCCACCGCCGCCCGTACTCGTTATAGAACCAAAAACAGAATTAGAGCCATTAGAGCCTTTAGCTGTATTATTGATAGACCCAGCACCGCCTGCGCCAACAGTTACTGTAATAGAAGAGCCAAGGGTAATCGCATATCCTGTAGCTGTTAATAAACCACCACCACCGCCTCCACCAGCACTGCGAATACCACCACCACCCCCGCCAGCCACGACAAGGTATTCCACCGTTGTGACAGGGTAGTTAAGGCCGTTATAGGTCGACGAAAGAACTCCACCAGTCCATTTAAGAGACATGATTGCCTCCGTTTAACTGATAACTTCGTAGCTGATCGTGTAAGTAATGCCGCTTGCCGTACCTGATGTCACCGTAATTGATGAGCCTTCCATCAGATAAATGGCAGAGGTTTTATCAACAACAATCAGAGAAGCATCAGCAGGTACAGACACTGTAGATGCAATTGGGAAAGCTGTGCCGCCCGAAGGGGCAGAACCTTGAGCTACCGCACCGTTAGTGTAGATCGCCACCGTGACATCGACTGCTGAAGTGCCGTTCACATTAGCCGCAACAATCTGGTTGATCTTGAAGACCTGACCGCTAGAAGCGGCATTAGGTACAAGAACCACTGCGGATGTGCCGCCGGGTGTGTAATATGTGGTTGTGCCGGAAGCTGTGGTCGCGGCTAAGAGATTAGGGTTTGCCATGTTGGTTCCTTAAATACTAAAGATGAAGTTAATCATGGTGGCCTTGGCTTGTGATACGCCAGAAGCCGCAGGTGCTTGGAAAGTGGGTAACGCTCCTGCGCCATTACTTGTCAAAACGTGTGTCGCTGTACCGGGGCCAGCCGCTGCTTGAAATGCGCCAGTAGCTGTAGTACCTGAAAATACAACGCTATAAGCAGTTGTAGTGGCTATGCCTATACCGCCCGAAGTCACAGGCAATGGAGTCGTAGCCGATAGCGTTGTAAACGCACCAGAAGCAGGAGTGGTTGCACCCACAGTACCATTATGAGGGCCAGCAAGCTTAGTAGCTGTTAGGGATGTACCATCCCATGTCAGACCAGAAGAAGCGCCAAAAGCACCAGAATTGTTGAACTGAACCTGCGTGTTTGAGCCAGCAGCAGAGCCACCGCCCACATTAACAAAGTCAGAGCCATTCCAAGCCACGATAGCCCGTGTACCAGCCGCTACAGATACACCCGTTGTAGGAGATGTAGGGCCGCCGCGAACCGTAATTGCAAAGCCGCCAGAGGTATCATTGATGACAACGTAGGTTTTAGACTGCTTGGGGGTGTTAATGTTACGAGCCGCTGTACGTGCGCCTGTACACAAAAGAACTGCGTACTGAGAGCTATTAGCCGTCAGGCCAGTGCTTGCATACGTACCCGTTGTAACTGCCAGATCAATGTCTGTATCAACAGTAATTGTCTGTGTACCCGCCACCGCAACGTCAATAATCTGCGAAATGGCGTTGTTAACTGTGTCGCCCCATTGCCCGGACAATGTGCCCGTAACTGGAAGGTTTAAACCGATCAGGGATGTATTTGCCATCTATTGCTCCTACTAAGTAGAAATTACTGTCCAACCGGGAACTTCAGTATTGTTCACATCAGTCCAGCCCGGTGTTTGTGGATTGCTGATATTTTGCCATGTAACGCCTTGTGTGTCATCAATAATTTCCCACAAGAATCGTCCATTATTTGTTTGTGTAATGACCACCGTGTCAGACACGCTCTCATTGTATGTAGTAATTGCTTGTGGATTATCCGTGATAGCCGCAAGCTCTGCAATAAATTCTGTGTAATACGTGCCAACTGTTGTTGAGTCAGACGTAACCATCGTTTCCGTGATGGTCATAATCAAGGTGGCAAGAGCTACCTCTGCTATAGCCATTGATTCAGCAATATTACCCAAGAACGTGGCTACAGCCTCTTCAACCGTGGCAATACCAGCGGTTTCTACAATTGATGCAGGGAAGATGGCGGTAGCTGATTCGGTTGTAGTTGTAACTACGGTATCTGCAACTGATTCGTTGTATGACGTAATGGCTGTGTTAGCGTCTGTTAAAGCCGCAGTTTCCGTAATATCTTTGGCAAACGTAGCCGCTACAACTTCGGCTGTAGATGTCACCGCCACTTCAGTTCTGGATACGGCAAATGTTGCCGCTACCGCCTCAGTTGTACTTGTTGCCGCTGTCTCTGTTATAGATGCGGAGAAAGTCGCCGCAACTGACTCTGTTGTGGACGTTACCGCCGTTTCCGTGACTGACTCTCCATAAGCCGTTGTAGCCGCATTGGTTTCAGATATAACCGCAGTTTCATTGACTGACTCAGTAAATGCCGTAATAGCTGACTGGGCATCTGTTATAGCCGCAGTTTCTGAGACTGAAACATTCGCAGTAAACGCAACCGTCAAAGTATCAAACATGGGGACTGTGCCGCCCCAAGGATCAGTTCCCCAAGTGCTATCCCCCCAAGCCGTAGCTGGGGTCAAATACTCAGTAACGCTTTCTTGATAGGTGGTAACTCCACCCCAACCTAAGTCGCCCCAAGCATTATCACCCCAAGCGGCTCCAGCCATTTTTAAGTCAATGTAGCAGTGTAAGTAACAGCAATTGTGTCGCCGTTAATTACAGATTTAGAACTAGAAAAGTCACCAGCGGAGAACAATGTGCCAGTGGTTGAATCTTTGGTTGAGCTACCACCAATGTTAATAAAACAACCTGCAACCGTGCCAGTGCTGGTAATTGAGAACGACACCGCAGAAGACGTTGCCTTACTACCAGCAGAAGCCGCGCTGAATGAGGGTGTAGGACGGTTACCTGAATATGCAGGAGCGTTAGTACCACCCACTTCTAACCAGCTTGCGTGAGAGGCTTGCGTATCAGCTACAACTGCCGTTCCTGTGCCTTTAAGACCCATCACAACTGCACCGCCAGCCACGTTACCTAAAGTTGTGTCTAGTGTAAAGTTCTTACCCACCGTAGTGACCAAGTTTTGGATGTCATCTTCCCACTTGATAAAACCATCTTGGCTGTAGCAAACAGCATGGTAAGTACCGTGAATAGACATTGTGTCTTCAGGCATTGCATTGTATTTGGTGATCGCTTCCACTTTATCGGTTGCGGTAATTTTGTCGATAGTCATGGTGACTCCTTAGTTAGAAGAACGAATCAATGCTGCCGTTGCTGAATTAGCAGGCATTGTAATGGTGAAATTGGCAGATGTTTTGTCAGACCCAAAGTCCAACACAGCAATGGATTTATTACCCTGAGTTACGTTGTAGATCAAAGCACAACGAGCCGTAACGGATGCGCCAAAGACTACATCGGCAAAGTCTACATAAGCCGTATACCCAGAGGAGCTAATGGTTACGCCAGTCAAGGCTACCCCGCCTGCAACGTAACCAGTTCCTGTTACTTCATTGGTTGCACTGTACACGGTGGTAGCTTCGTTTAAATCAGCCGCAGCCGTATATAGAGCGATCTTTAACGTATTGGTGGATAGGTTATGAACGCCTGTATATAGCTCTTTTTTAAAGCTAGTCGTTTGGGTTTGGAGGATACTCACGATACTGCCACCCTAACTTGACCATCTCTGTACGCATCCATCCTCTGCTTGCCGTCACCCAAGTTCTTGAGGAGTGCAATAGCCTGAACGTACCGTTCTTGATAAACCTTGTACATACCGTCTTCAGGTGCGCTCTTCATGTATGTTCCTGCCTCGGCTAGAGTGCCATACAGCAATGCAGAGTCAAAGTTATCACCCAACCATGTGGTCAGGGCGGTAACGATAGACTCTGGATAATAGTAGTAATGCAGTTCTGCGTAGTAGTTAGCATCTGGCGTGGGGCCAAGAATGAATGATAGTTCATTGACATTGGCTGACTGCGGGCCAAAGATGGCGTAGTGTTTAGGCTCGGCTACCATTGAACTAAATGGATACGCATCACGTATGAAATTAACATCTTTGTTTAACAAGTACAGATAATCACCTTGGAACACAACAGCGCCGTTTACCGTACCGCTGTTAGCTACCGTCAAGGTAATTGTTGTACTGGCAATGCTTCTAACAAATGCGTTTGTACCAATGTTAGTCCCAGTGACCTGTTGGCCTACAGCGATACCAGTTGTACTTGCTACAACAATTGTCTTTTGACCGGACGTTCCTGTAGCCGTTGTAGCGTTATACGGGTAAACAGCAAGACTGTACGTTGACAAGAAATCATTTGGACAAGCCAAGTACTTATTGCCGCTTGTTAATACGCCTGTTACGTTCTTTCGCAAGTTAGCAATCTGCACCGTGTTATAGATGCGTTGCTCCGCCTGCTGGATCATTACATTGATCGAGGTCGTGTCAAACGTGTTCTGCGTGTAATCAGTTACCGCAGCCACAAGTTGGGCGTATGTCAGTGCCATCGTTTAAGCCATCGGGCCACGGGCCATTAAACCTTTGATAGCCGCACCCGTACCACGTACTTTGATACCAGACGTTTTAGCTGCTGGTTGTGGGCGGCGATCAATGTTGCCTACAGACATATTGACTGTATTGGCATCACTGTGGTCAGGGCCAGAGCCGGGGTTGTCAGTAGCTTTAACAACTTTACCAGTCATAGTATGGGGTGTGGCATAGACTTTGGCATCGCCAACTTCTTTGCCCATCATCTTTTTGCTAAATGTAGCCATGATTAACCTCGTTTCTGATTGGCAATTTTTGCCAAGTTGCGACCCATAGTCTTCATGTCAGAGTTGGTTTTACCCTTACCCTTACCTTTTCCGCCCATCATTTCTTTCTGGGAAGGGCCGCTGGTAGGGAAGACTTGAGCATCAGTCTTACCTTTTTTAGCGACTCCGTCGGCTGATTTTGTATATGCCATGTTTAAACTCCTTAAGATATCGTTACTGTACCAACAAATGTCGTTGCCACCAAGTAATTTGGTGTCAAACCTGCATCATTAAAACTAGCCCCACCAACGGGATTCCAACCCCACTGAATGTCTCTTGAACCACCTGACAAATTACCAGCAGAGTTAACACCAGAAGTTACATACGTTGTATCCCTGCGAGGATTACGTAGTGCTTGCGGATCATCTACAGGAAATGTACCTAACATTAACTGAGGCTGATCGGGATCCCAGCATTCTGGACATACCAACAACTGATATTTTCTCTGTTTAATAATCTCAGTTTTAAGAGCTTTTAATTTGTACTGCTGCCCACAGCGATCACACTCAGCAATCGCTATCTTGCCGGATGCAAACCTATTTCCCATTACGTGCTACCAATAAACATCTGACGAGGAACAAACCTTACCGCAGCTTTCTCACGGTCTTCACCGGCTGCAATTTCAAAGGTTTCATCGTAAATCTGTTTGAGCATCTGAATGCGTGGCATCAAGTCTGGAGTCTTAATTGCAATGTGATAAGCCAACCCCGCCACCAAACATGGCAGGAAGCGGAAGTTCATATCAGATGTCTCCACACCAGCACCCGCATCCTGCACTCGCCTTAAGCGCCAGTACACGAATTGATAGGTGGTGCTGTTATCAGGTGTAGGCCACACAGTAACGGCTGGTAGCTGCGGGACGAAGACTGCTGTGCCATCTGCCTGAGCGGCGGCTGTGGTGTTATTCTGACCACGGTACACACCACCAAGGGTATTCCCTGATATGTAGGTGTAGTAGATGTCTTCTGTGTTTAAACGGATAAAACCTGCTCCGGCTAACCCAACCACCGAGTTAAGCGTGATCGTTGTTGCCGTGGAGGTGATGGCTCCGTCCAAGACCGCAGTCGTTGGATTAGTTTGCCCAGAAAGACGCTGAATCCAAACTTGGATTGGTCTTGCTTGGCTGAGTTTGTTTGGGATTGTTGCATACGTAGAAACACTAATGCGAGTAATTGTCAGGTCTGCCTGCGTTGATGCAGTGTTAGAACCTGTACGGATGACATGTTCAAGCAAGTCAATGGTATCTGTAGGCAGGGCATATGTAGCTAGACCCGGAGTTAGGTTGATAACACCCTGCTCCATAGTCCACATGTTGATACCACGGTTCTGCCACTCAATGGTCATTAGGTTCATTGACCGACGTGCTGTACGCAAGTCATAACCCGAACGCATTTCCCGCCCAGCCCTCTCCCACGCTTCCTCGGCAATCTCCGTGAAGTCCATATTGAAGAGGGTGCTGCCGGTAGTGGTCATTTCTTAGCCGCTCTCATGTTGTCTACTAGGTTTGGATATGGGCGACCAGCAGCTTTTGCCATTGCCTTAGCTTTTGACTTCTTTGCAGAAGATAGCTTCTTAGGTTTACCCAAGTCATCAGGACGAGGTTTATCCCAAACTTCACCGCCTTTGGCAAAACGATGTGTTAATTGAACACCAGCGCCCGGTATTCCAGCGCCACGGTTGCCAATTTTGGCATCTAAATAAGCTTGCAATGAAGTGTTTGGGCCTAATTGTTTTTCGGCAGTTAAGCGCCCAGCCAGTTCTTTCATGCCTTTTGCAAGGTTTAAACGTGGATTTTCAACACCAAACTTAACTGCTTGTTCTTTTTCCTTGTCGGAAACAGTTCCACCTTCTTCATATTGAGTGAAGTCGGTGTCGTCACGGCGAGCTTTACGCTTTCCGTTTGGCATCTTAGAGGGCATTACTGCCCCCATTCCACGGCTTGCCATCATGTTAGCACTTCCCGCCGTAGTTCATTTTGACCATCATGCCACGAGTCTTGCCTTTGGTGGCAATACCATCTGCACGACGTGAAGCAGAAGAAACAGAACCACCACTTTTGAACTTGCTACCTGAGAAGCTATTGTCAGGCTTGCTAGGCATAAACACTTTTGGTTTTGGTTGCTGCGTAGTCTGCTTTGGAGCAGAGCCGGGGGGCGTGTAACGAGGTGTTCTCATATCACGACCGGGATCAATAGCATCTGCGGCAGCTTGTGCTGCTTTATCAGGAGAGTCGCCAGCAGTAGGATCTTTTTCCTTGCGGCGAGTCAAACCTTGCTGTTTGTTTAAATAGTCACGCAAGGACATGCCTGACTTCTCAAGCTCTTCCTTTGTCACTACTTTATTTTTGCGAGGCGAGGGCATAGCCGCAGGCGGCGCACCACTATTGTCGTCTTCGGGCATTGTGCCGGAGCCGGGTTCAATAAACTCTGAGTTATTGATGTTTTGCTTCATAGCAACTCCTTAGCAGGCGTAGCCGCCCTTGTTCATGGTGATCATTGTGCCCTTGGTTTTACCTTTGGAGCAGCAACCATCTGCGGCAGTGGTGTAGCCACCCTTAGCCAACTTGGTCATAGGTTGACCTTTGTGCAAACGGCCTTCGTGTTTATTCACAGCCTTTTGCATCATAGCCTTGTCCATCTTTACGTCTTCATGTTTCATGTCGCCACCTTTTGAAAATTTACGGCCTTTATCAGCCGATGAAAAATCTTTACCCACAGACTGTGGGACTCCTGCTTTCTTGGCGAACGATGGGTTATGAGCCACCGCTTCCATGAAATTATGTTGCTTTTTACTTGTGCTTGGCATTACAAATATCTTCCACGAGTTTTACCACGTTGTGCAATTCCATCGCCACGACGTGAGGCAGTATTAGATTTTTTCGCAGACTTAACTTTGCCACCACGTTTGTATGCTGCCCTGCCGCTAGTTAATTCATCGTCTACATATGAACTACCACCACCGCCTCCTGATGAAGAAAAACTGCGATCTTCTTCAGGAATTTCGCTTCTTTCTTTTAAGTAATCTTTAGCAGTATCTTTAGCAAGACCCGCTAAAAATCCTTTTGGGTCTGTTACAGCGCCAATTGTATCTTTAGGTACGCCTATGGCTTCTTCAAGCTTACTTGTTAAATAATCTTTAGTAGTACTAACAGGCGTAAGAAAAGGTTCTATATTTTTGGGAATATCATAATCTAAAGCTTTAGCCCCGGCTTTAATGCCTCTACCAAGAAGATCAATTCCAGCAAGTGGGCCAGCCATGATTACTCAGCTTTCTTTCTGCGGATTATTTCAGCAAAGGGTTTACCCGCAATCATTTCGGCGATTCGCATTAATGTCCAGATTGCGCCAATCAAACCAAAAATTGGGGTAAACATTTCCAAAAACGATCCTATGGCTGCAAACACTGAAACAATATCCAGCGTGCTTTTGACTGTGTCTGAGTTTGTAGTCATATCAGCAGTTCCATGCTCTAAGAGCTTTGTTGATGCGTGAATCCGGATCGTTGGCTGTCTTGGCACTCGTTAGCTTCTTTTTCATGCCGCCCATCCTCGCACAGAAAGAATCGCGCCGAGAGCCGCCTTCTGGCTGGGGAGCCTTCAAGTTCATACCTTGCGCTTTTGCGGAGGCTCGACCTTTGGCGTTCAAGCCGCCCTTCTCGGACTTGCCTTCTTTCCTCTGCCATGCTGGTGACTTAGCCATAGTAAATCTGCGTTGAATCAATGTTGGTCATCAGTGCATAAATGCCTTGAGTAGCCAATACTCCTTCGCCCGGAATAATGGGTGCATTACTAAAGGTATCAGTACTGTCTATTTCGTAAGTCATTAGCCACCGACCACCGCCACTTACATACGAAGCCGCAGTAGAGGTGATAGTGCCAGTATTAATGTCTGTTAACGTAAATGTGCTTGACGAAGCAACAGTAATAACATAGTTGCCGTCTGTTGCTGACTGACTTGTATTGCTGTCAAAGTGAATACCAACAACATTGCCCGTAGACAGGCCGTGAGCAGTTTTGGTTACCGTTACAGTTGTACCAGAACGAGCGTAGGTAACGCTAGAAGTCACTGGAACAGAAGCTGTATCAAACAACACTACAGTACCATCCGTGCCAGTACCAAAAAACGAAATGCCTTTAACACGATTTCGTCCAAGAACAAAAAAACCACTTTGGTTTAAATGCCCTTGTTTAACGTCTGTTTGCATCATAATCAATCTCCTTTAAAAAAGGGGCCGAAGCCCCTTGGGTTGATTAGGAGTTAGCGAATGGTGTAGCAACAGTACCTGTACCAAGCACCGTGCCAGTAACCATGTATTTGTTAGCCGCGATTGCAAAAATCTGCACCCATGAGCCAGCAACACCACCAGTGGTCGTGCCGTTTAAGTTGATAAAGTCGTTAG